TATATGGTCTAGATAATTCTAAATTCGTGTTTGCAATTACTTCACGAGCAATATTTATATTACCTTCATCATTACCTCCAATCATATCTAACATAGTTGAAAATAAATCATTATCAAACTCTAATCCACCATTAACATCATTATTGATTTGATCATCAAACACAATATTGATATTGCCTTGTTCGTATTCATTAATAATTTGTTCAAATAATTCAGCATGTTGAAACGCTTTATTCGATCCCCATTCTTCACCAACAAGAAGTCCTTCAACTACTGGATAAGTCTCAATCATAGATTTTACTACAGCCGCTATATTAGTTAACTGTTGTTGATTAAATAATACATAATCTTGATTAAGTGTTTTATAAGTATTAGTTACTTTTTGATTATAATTTGGGTTATGGTGTATTCTTTGTTGAATATGATCGTTAAAGAACTGCTTATCTAAAGCATAAAACGTACCATCACGATGATACATATGATCTGTCATATAATACTTATTTATAATAGTACTATTTAAAATAACAGTATCGACAGTATTATTTAATTTTTTAGAACGAGTAATTTTAGTATCATTGTTTTCAACATAGTCTTTGAATTTATATAATGGAAATTCAGTAAACGGTGAAAACCAAACTGTAGAACCAGACTGTAGTTTGTTATTTTTAGTTTTTGATACTAAATCAGCATAACGTTTAGCTAATGAACCTGAAATTAATTTGTAATTGATAGGTTCTCGTTCACCACTCCAACTTGTTTGAAGACTAAATTGATTATAATATGTTAAAAAATTATATTGCTGCATGATTATTTAGTTAAGAAGTTAATTAATGTTTTATTTAGCATCAACAATTTAAATGATGATGTATTACTATTATAGATTGATTTGACCATATTGTATTTTAAGTCAACAGCAAATAATTCTTCATTAATTAAAAACGCTAAACGATCGATAAACGACTTTTCAATCTTATTATTTTTAGCATAATACAAACTATAGTTGATAATACGAGTCGAAATGATAGATGCTAAATCAGCTCTATAATCTTTATCCTTACCAATAATACCTTTTAATGTATTTAAAATATACTCCTCATTATTATGATTCATAATTGTTTCAGGTGAGATGATCTTGTCTAATTTATTGTTGATAAAAATAGTAAACATAGTACTAAATTCACTACCAACACTACCTTCACCAATCATTTGAATTAAAGGTAAATTATCATCAAATGAATCTAATGAACTAATTGAATTAAAAAACGTAGTAATTGATCGTGAGTTAATCTCAGTTGAAACTAATTCCGGATGTTTCAATAAGAAGTTAATACATCTATTATCGATTTGAGCATCTTCAGCCCATTCAGACCAGCAATTAATATCAAATTTTAAGTCAACCGAAATAAAACGTGTTTTCTGAGCGTTATCAATACTATTAACTAAGTACTCACCATTATCTGGATTTGATGTTAAAATAATATGCCAATCTTTAGGCAACGACCAACTAATATATTGTTGTCTATCGATCAGCTCCATTACGGCTTGTATAAATCTAATATCTGCTCTATTCCAGTCATCCAACAATAAAATACCTCCTGATGCTGAATTCGAAATCCATTCAGGTGGGCAATAACTCATTCGATTTGCACCTGTAAATTGATATCCTTGTTTAGTATATTCTACAACGGCATGCTCATCAATCCATAAACAGTCACCTGCTGGTAGACATACTTCAAATTGACGAATCGGAAAACCAACTAAGTCACCTAACTCTTCGATTTGAGCTAAATTCAACTTAACGAATTTTAAATCTAATTCATTAGCTAATTGAACAATTGTTGATGTTTTACCAATACCTGAATCTCCTACTACCTCAACAGCAACAGGCAACTTACCATTTTCTTGTAAGTAACGGTTATTTTGAATGATGTGAGTTAAAAACGATTTAACTTCTTTTACGTTTAATGAAACTTGTTTTGTCATAATAATGTTTTTTGTTATACCTAAAGATAATCAGGAAAGAAATCTATCGGGCAATCTTAATTGTATTTGTCCAACCTAATTCTTTTACTTTATCAACATCATTTCCATCTGAGCATATTACTGTCAATAATGGTTTGAATGTATTCAATGAACGTTCTGGAATGTGTCCATCAGTTAATACAATTAAGTTACTATATTGTTTATGTTTATTTACATATTCAATAAATGGATTCATATCAGTACCTCCACGACCAGAAACGAATTCAGGTGTTTTACCTTTATATTCATAAACATTATGAATCACAGTATCACCTTCAGCAATCGATACTTGTACTCCTGTTTTATGGATATGATATATTTCATTAAAAAACTCAGCCAAATCATCTTTACTAACTGAACCTGATGTATCGACTCCAATTAAGATGTGTTTTTTGGTTTTAATTTTTAAAGCTGGATTCTCCTCGTATCGTTTATTTAATTTACGACGAGTTTTCTTAGTATACGTTTTAGTTGATGTAGATGAGAAACGACGTAAATAACCTTTCCAATCATATGATGGTGGTTTAACTTCAAATAATGAATCGATATAGTCTTTTAATTCAGCAGGCACACTACCCATATTCTTCATTTCATTTACTATATCTTTAATCTGATGATCGATCTGAGATTTGACTAATTTCTGTTCTGCTTCAGACAACGCATCAAATTCTTTCCAAGTACCATGATAATCATCATCCATACCATCTAACATATCGTTTAATTCCGGACTAGTATTTTGTTGTTTGGCTTGTTCTAGTAAGCGATAGTATTCTTTAGTACCTGCTTTTTCAGGTAATTTTAAAGTAGGAAAAGATGATAGTAAAATTAAATCTGGAGATGGATAATATTGTGGATCGATATACTGGTTGATTTCTAAATCAGCAGCTATATTATGTAATCGATGATTTGAATATCCATCACGCGTAATTAAATGATGAAAACAAATATGAAGTAGTTCATGTTTAATCAGACCAATTTTTTTATTGTCTGAATCTAAACTAGACCAAAACTCTTCATTAATTGCTAATTGATAATTGATATTATTTTTAGACACTCCAGCAGTTGGAACGTCTTTACGAATAACTTTATTCAAACTAGATGCGAAAATACCATAGAACGGTTCTTTCAACATCAATTTTTTAGTAATTGAACTTACTTCATTTAATGTATTCATAATAATGTTTGTTTTGTTATACGTAAAGATAACTAGGAAATCAATTTTTCAGCAACATATATACCATGCGCGCCAGATACTGTGATTCCCCTTGCAGATAATGCGTCGCCTACAAAATGTACATTAGAGTAGTCGTTTAATGATAGATCGTCGTAATTAACCAATGGTTCAGGTGATAGATATTTTACTTCAGGAATATACATTCCCCAATCATCGCCCATCTCAGGAAATACTTTCTTCATATCTTGAATAAAATCCATAATATATTTGAAATAACCATCAAATGCAGGTTCAACAACATTTGCGAGTGCATCTAAACTAATTGGAACAGCAGATACAATATTACCTTCTGATGTTGTAGATGGTTTTCTTGATGGTGAATAATATACTCCAGTAGTGTTAAAATCAATTGGATTATCTGTATTAGTTAATCCAGCTTGACATTTCTGTACTACATCTCTACTCCAAGCAAATGGATCTTCGATACCTTTAATTTCCATTAAGATACCGAAATTGGTCATATCGTTCCGGAATTGTTCCCCTTTTTTCGCATGACCATTGTAAGTAACATCTCCATAAGTTTCTTCAACGGCCACATAAGCAGCATTATTATTAGTACAGAAGCTACGAAGAGATACGTTATCGAATTTCTGATAAAGTTTGAAATCATATGATACGTCTATTAATTTTTGAAAATATTTTTGTGGCGCCTCAAATCGAACACCAATTTGTACTGATTTAGGTTCATTAGGTAATTCATAATCATCAGCTAATTTTTGAGCAAAGTCAATACCTGATTTACCTACTGCAAATATTAATTCATCATATTTAAAATCATAGTTGTTACCAAACCCTTCAACAACTTCTTTATCAAATTGAGATTTTACTATGTTATTACTAAAATCAATTTCTTTAACTTCACAATTCCAATAAAATGTAACACCTTTATCAGTTAAATATGAATACCACGATTTAGCAATTTCATGTAGATAATTTGAACCAATATGCCATACTGGAAATAAACGTAATCCAAAATATGGTTTAATAAAGTCAGGTTCAGCAATAGGATCAGACATAAAGATTTCATCTGGTTTAGGATGAAAACGAGTAAAGTTATCTACTACTTGCTTCATTAATTCCATTGCTTTTTCTTCACCACAATATTTTGATAATTGACCACCAATTTCAGTATGATAAGTTAATTTACCATCTGACCATCCACCAGCACCTAACATACCTGTCATTACTTCTTCAGGTAAACGATTATGTGGATCATTACCTTTATCAATGATTGTGATTAATTCACCCGGATATCCATTATCCACTAATTTAGTTGCAGCATTAATTCCAGCAACTCCAGCACCTACGATTATAATTTTTTTGTCCATAATAAATTTTAATTTGTATTAATATAATTAAGAAAGGCCCAATCTTTCGATTGGGCCACAGATCCATGTTTTTACTTTAATTCGAACGGCTATGAATCGTTCTAAATGTTATTTAATCTTTACGAATCCACCATTTTTAAATTCATACACATTTGATGCTGTAGTTGATACTGCTTTAGTCATTACTATAGCTTCATTATTTGGTATTCCGAACATTTCTCTATCAGCACGATATGATGAAGTTAAATACGGTTGGTACTCGCCTTCAGGTAAACTTGGAGGTGATTGTACGTGTTGTGCAGTTAATTCGTATGTATTATCTCCTTTAGGTAATAGATCAATTTCACCTTGTAAAATAATATTTACATTGTCTTTACTATTTTCACCACCATAATTAGGACCATAAATTAATTTACGAACTAATTCATCATCTTGTATAGGTGAAATGAATCGTGTTTTTTGAGGTAATCCATTTAAGTTATTATCTTGTAAAAACTTAGTTAACGCTTCATTAAATGCTTTTACTTCAGGATGCTCAGCATACATTGTATACCCACTCCATCTAATAAAGTCACTAGCAGAAGCACCTTTACCACCCGCTTTCTTGTGTGATATAAATACTATTGGAGTTCCTTTTGAATCAACTAAATTAAAATCAGCTTTAGGAGTATTAGGCTGAGTTTTAGCACCTGCAATACCGCTAAATGGCTTACCATTTACTATGACATTGATAGACTCAACATCATTTTTTTGAATTAATGATTGAATTTTATCGTTTAGTGCTTTTAAATTATAGTCTTCAACTACAGTACCTGATCCTGCTCCTTTACCTCCAAAGTCTTTATCTTTTGATAAATCTTGAATTGAATATTCTTCACCATCTTCGTCTTCAAAAAACGTAAAAGTATTAACGTTAGCGCCTGCTAATTGTTTTACTTTATTATCGTCTGCATTTTCGAAGGCTTTTTGATATTCTGGATCAATGAATGTAAGTGTTTTTGAACTACCTTGATTAAGAGAAAATGGCTTATTATTTGCTATTTTATCAGCAACGATTTTAAATCGAAATCCACCACGTTTTTTTAAGTCAAAAAATGATAATGGTCTGAAATTTTCATTAACCACATCAAGTTCTTCTAGTATTTCGTATAGTAACGCTTTATCTTCAAGATTATTCATATCGGGATATCCTTTCGGAAAACGAAATGAATAATGTTCCAAAAACTTAGTTATAACATTCATTATGCTTCTGCAGGTGTTTCTACGGGAGTTTCAATTGGTGTTTCTTCAGCCGGAGTTAAATTCTGAGATGGTGTAGCAGCTCCTTTATCTGGATTGATAGGGCCTATAATTAATAATTCTTGAATAGCTTTTATTGCGCGTTGTTCTTCACCTAAATTAGCTAAATTATAATTTGTTCCCGCTACGCGAGATGAAAAATTATCTCCAACCCATATTAAATGGAAGTAGTTGAAGTTTTTTAACGTAACTTTAAATGTAGTAGGACGAGGCGCTACCCAATCAATATTTTCTACAAACGTCGTAAACTCATCAGACATTAATGTAATTAATGTTTCTTGTAGTTTAGGGAATTTTTCCAATAATGGAGAATAGCTAAAAGCAGCAGCCGTAGGCGTCTCTAGTTTATCACCGTTAGACGCGATCTGCTGAGCCGCTGCTCTTACTTTATCTGCTAATTCTTTTTTAGTCATTATTATAATTGAGAAGCATCAATTGCAACTTCCTCTACTTGCTCTTCAGTTTCTAAGACTTCTTCTTTTGATTCGTCGTCTTTATCTGCTTTGTCTGCTTTTTTAGCAGGCTTTCCACCTTTTTTCTTACCTTTTTTATCAACGTCTTTACCGCCTGACATTTTTTCCTCAAGTTCCAATCTAGCACCTTCATATTCTTGTATTGATTTGTCCATCTCTTCCATTACTTTAGCGTATAATTTTTCGCCTAAGTAGTGAGATAGGTTAACTTTTTCCATTAATTCCATTACTTTTTTAGCCTTAGTAGCTTCTTGCTCGATACGAGTCATTTTAGCTTCATTTGCTGCGATGTCACCAGCTTCGTCGATTTGAGCAATACGGTGAGAAACGGCTTCTGCGATCATTTGTTTAACCATGATACGCAATTGTTCTTTCTGAGTCATTATTTTTTTAGTTTTATTTTCCAAGCTAGGTTGAAACCATAGTACTTATTTCCGTCAGCGTCCATAAGCATGTTCATACCATAAATATTATCTTTCTTCGTTTTCAATGAAACGTTTGGACCAGCAAATCCTTGTTGGTTACCTGAATATGCGTTAACACCAACATATATTTGAGTACGTGCTGGTTCTTTTACAATCATTGTTTCTTTAACTACACGTTCTTTAACATCTGCTATCCATTTACGACCTTGTATTTTATTCTTATAGATAGTATCAGTAATAGCTACTGTACCTAATCCATCAGGCAATACAAGTAAATCCTTGTATATGTTTTTAGCAAAGTAGTCTCTTAAAATGGCATTAGTGTCAACAGCAATGTATTTAACTGTTGTATCGTGGACAATAGTTTCGTAGTATATATTTTCACCTTGTTTATATTCTGTTTTAGTTTTAACTACTTCGATTGTATCGATTTCGTGTTTTACCATTTCGTATTTTTTACCATCGATTTTAACCGTTTTAACGTCTGAATCTTTTGATGGAAACATTTGTTGTAATATAATTATTCCGACTAACCCCAGAATAACGATAATAAAGAAATTTTGTTTAGTAATCATAGACTTAATATTTATAAATTTTGAGTCGTAACTTACCATTTCCTTTAATTAAACGATGGTATTTGTGTTTTGGTATAAATATTGGAGGAACAAACGTAGTAGGAAGTTCATCCTCTAGTTGAATCATCCAATCTGTTTCATTAATCAAATATAATGTTCTATGTTCATCATCTCGATGCCATAGGAGTTCGATAGGATCTACATTCTCATCGAACTCACGAATCACATATTCTTCTGTTGTTTCTAAATCAGTATATGGTCTACCAGAATCCACTAAATGTTGTTTTAAAACCTAATAATTTAGCGTATCGAGGTAAACGACATGACCAATAAGACGCTTTAGTTCTATCTTTTTTATTCTTGCAATCATGACGTGCAGCAAATGCTCTACGAGCAGCTGGGTTATTTAATTTAGCACGTAATCCTCCACCTGCCATTCCGAATGATACTTTTTTAATTTTACCACCTGGTGCTTTAACATAAACATAGAACTTTTTAGAACCACCACGTTTTGGTTTTCCAATAGCAACTTTCTTACCTGCTTTAACTGCTTCAGTGATTAATTCTTCTTCAGATAATGGATAATCTAATGGTACATTAATACCTTCAAAAACACCAATTTCACCAATACCTGATTCCATTAATTCAATATCGTCTTCAGATACTGAAATTAATCCATTATTATATAATTCACGTGCTTCACGGAATAATTCAAAGTATTTCTTAGATAATGGTCTGAATATATTATGAGTTAATGGTAATCCTTCTTTAATATGGTGTAACATACCTTCCGATAATACAGGTAAGTTCTTAATTTCTTTCAAGATTAATTTAGGACCATTACATCCACAATCTTCATTTAAATCAGCTCCAATATCGTTTACGTCTTGATAAGCAAATTTATTTGATGGCTCAATTGTACCTAAAATTACTTGTGGATTTTCTCCTTTAACTCGTGCAAACATTAAACGGGTATTACCACCTACTAAATAATATTTATTTGGAGAGTATTGCAGAATTAACGCGGGAGGTGTTTTTTCGGCGATCACTATGCTTTGCCAATCTTTGCCGTAGTGTTGCGCTAATTCTATCGCTTCTTCTTCGGAATTTATGTCGTATGAGTCAGTGTTTTCTAAACGTGACCATATTTCATCCGTTAAAGTAACTTCTTTACCATTAACAAAAGCATTATAGGTTACATCAAATGGTAAACCTAAATCTTCTGCTGTACGTTCAATTTCTTCAGTTTCGGATTTTATATATTTTTCCCATCCTAATGGAGATTTACTTTCTTTAATTTCATTATTTATTAAATTAAGTATTTTTTGTACATTTGGATGTGAATTTTGTTTCGCAACTATTTTATATCCTTTTAATGGTTTTTGTTGTTTTATTGCTAAAAAAGCTCTATGGTTTCCATCCATTATTTCTCCATTTTCATCTATTGTAATAGGAGGAGCCTTGCTTAAATCTAATTTTCTAGGATCTGAATTAGTATCTCTAAAATATCTATCTATTTTCCCTTCAACATAGTCATTATATTTTTTATCTCTTTCTGCATATACTTCAGGATCTAATTTTAAGTCTGTATATGGTATATTGGTTGGTCCTTCTAAGCTATAATTTTCAATTCCATGTATGAATCTTTTAAATTCAGCATAGGAATCATTTTTATAATTATAATCTAATAATTCTTTTTGATTAGAAAACATTTGAACTAATAATGAATGAATTTGATCTGCTTTAGATTTATCATTAAGTATATTAGTCATTTTATCGAAATCCGAATTAGACATTTCATGAGCAAAACCTTCTCTAAAACGTACTTTTGCTTTATCTGTATTCGGAACAACACGATCGCCTTCACGATCAGCAGCTGCTTTTTTACGAGCAGTAGCAGCGCGTTCATCTTTAGTTAAACGATTTGCTTTAGCACGAGGTAAACAACGAGTCGTTGCTTGTCCTTTTTTCATTGTACCACAATCACCTGTTATATTACCTTGAGTATCGATTCGTACCCAATCTTCTTTTTTGAACCAATCACGAAGTGATTCATTCATATCATATTTTTCAGTATTATCATGTCCGCATTTATGACAAACGAATGGTTCTTTACCACCATCTTCTAAGCTCCATTCCCATCCACATTCTTCACAATCAATCATTTGTTCATCACCTTCCATTAAACCTTTACATACTTTAACAGCACGACCTGATAAGTAAGCAGATGGTACTTCACCAGCAGCTATACGGCGATTATAATACGCTTTACCTTTAGGACATAATTTTTTCTCTGTAAGTGACTGTACAGATTCATTAATTAATTTATGTAATTCTTTTTCAGTCATTTTTATATAGATTAATTATCTGTTATAGGACCTCCAACAACCCAAGCATCACATGTTCTAGCAGCAGCGCATTTGAATTTTAAAAATCTACAGTATCCTAATTTTCCGGCATTTATAACATCAAATGGATCTTCTGTTCCTTCATCACTACCTATTCCTTTAGCAATGCAATCTAATGTTTTAGTTGTAATATCGAATGCGGCACAGTTAGCACATAATGATTTTTTAGCTTCTTCGGCAGAATCTAACTTCCACATATCAACCTTAGCTTGCCAAAATTTCTCATTTGGTTCATTCGGGTTTAATGGACCGTATCCATATTCATTGATTGCCTTCTGTCGATTTTGAAGATTAAGTGATATGTTTTGCGTTGGAGCAGGACATTCATTTATTTCAATTTCACTTAATATATTAATAAGTTTAATCATAACTTAAGTTATTTATTTTCCGTTACGTTTTATCTTATAGTAAATCTGAACGCCTAACCATCCAATAGACAGAATATAAAAGACACCAGTAAGTACAGGATTTAACATTGAAAAGAAGCTATTGAATAATGCTATGCAAGTTGTTGCTATTCCCATAGCATTTAGCTCATCTGATTGGTACATTTTATTTAAAAGTGTTAGAAATAGTATACCCATAAATATTAATCGTTCAATTTGGCACGAGCTTCTTCTACGTCTTTCATTACTTGTTCGCGTATTTTTTGTTTGTCTAATGCCTTAACATGCCAATCTTCAATATCACCTTGTTCAGTTACGAATCCATTATTTGATTCCATAGCATCTAAAAACGAATCAAATCCATTTACGAATTCGTCTAATGCGAAGTTAGCGTTATTTTTAACTATTTCGTCTTCGTACTGTTGATATTTACCCTCTATTTTAAGTTGTGTTTCAAATTTAATAACACAATCTAAACACTGATTATGAATATAGAACATTTTCTTATCATAATCGGTTTTCATTGGTTGAGAACAGTTCGGACATAATAAAGGAACGAATGATGCATTTTTTGCTCTATCTAGCTTAGTAACGCTCATTTTGATACCATTTTTCATGGTCCATTTTCTGCCAAATTCTTCCCATACATCGCCTTCAGAACGATCGATTTGTTTTGCTGTGTAGCCAACTTGAGTTTGAGTAGCGTCACCTTGATTACCAGACAATAGATTACGAATTCGTTGTACGTCTCGTTTTGCGAATTCTTTCTTTAATAATGTTTCTCTTGACATATTATAACCCTAATTGATTTAGTTTTTTAATTGTTGATACTGTTGATGTATGATGAATACCAACACCACCTGCACTAATCCAACGCTCAATATTATCTTCTCTATCGTCGATTAGTATTGCTTTTGGTTCAGCTAAATCTTGTTTGTATTTAGCTTGTTTGAATATTGCTTTAGTACCTGGAATGTTTTTTTCAATCCATTGTAATTTACCTTCTCTAGATGATGGATCCATTGATGGTGCTGTCAATAATTTAGGATTGTATTGTTTAATATAATCCCATAATTGTTGTCCATCAGGCATCCAATTTAAATCAGCCCAAAATTTAGCACCTGCTTTATCGATTGATCTCCAAAATTCATTCTTATCGTATGGAGAACTGAACCCAGGTGCTTCACGACCTGTTAAGTCATTATAGCCACGTTCAAAATCAACTATAACACCATCCATATCACAATATACTTTATATTGTTGTTCGTTTTCGGCTAACATCGCAATCTTGGATTTAGCTGAATCTAATGTATCTGTTTGTGGTATTGATTTAACTAATGAAGCAATATCTTGATTTAATTGTTCTGCGTCAGCTTTTGCTTTAGCTATTTCTTCTGGTGTTTTTGGTTTACCTTTAGCTTTAGAAGTATCAAAATACAAGCGTTTAACTGTAGCTATATCAAATGTTTTATTAGCATCTTCAGGATCATTATTGATTAAAATAAAACGATCACCAAATTCTTGACGGTATAGTTCAATATTTTTATTTGCATCTCTCCAAGTACGTAATACGATTTGAGGCATTAATGAACGTCCTCCAGCATCGAAACGTTGTTTGTTTCGCTCTAAAGACGTCATAGGCGAAACATATAACATCAACATCATTGTTTCGTATCCTAATGCTTCAACTTCTGCTTTCTTCTTCAATAACGGTTTAGAAGCAGCACCAGTTCCATCTATAATAATATTATTTAATGATTCAAGTGCTTTAGCGTATTTTTCCTTAGTTGCCTTTTGAGCAGAACCCATTAATTTGGCTGCTTGAGATAATTCTTCCGGACCGAAATCTTTTAAGTTAAAACCTAAACCAGATGATTTAAGTAATTCTTCGTATGTATCGTCTACATTTATAATTTCATATTTGTCTACTGGTAATAACTGTTTTATAGTATATGATTTACCTGATCCAGCAGGACCAGCTAAAAATATTGCTTTGGGCTTTCCAGTTACTTCTTGTAATAAGTCAAATAATTTTATCATTATTTTTTAAATGAACGTTTAATGTTCGATTTTGATGATGTATTTGGTTTTCTTAAATAGACATGATTATGAGAATCTTTTGTATAACTCCAATCAGGTAAATTCTTTTCAACGTATGCTTTATATAGTTTTTCTCTTCCTTGATCTGATGGGCCCGATTTTACAGGCTCATATACTATTTCTACTACTTCAGGATGTTGTGCTACATAATCTTTTAATATTTTAGTGACTGTAGCCATTATTTTGTATTGTTCTCCTCTATTAGTATCTAAAGTATCAAAACCATCTTTAGTTTTATTACCAAATACTACTCCCAAATAATATTCACCATTCGAATCTGACTGAGGTGCATCATACTTATCCATTAAACCAGTATAAAGTTCAACAATATATGTATTGTCCCCTATTTCAAATTCATAGTTTATAGTTTTTTCGTCTTTAGTTGAATTTAATGATTCACCAGTTTTATTATATAGTACACTTAATGCAGCATCACCAATTTCAGACAGTATGTCAAATAATTTTATCATTTTACTATAAACATTTCAGGTCGCTGTTGAGCGAAATTTCTCATTATAATAGCGGCAGCAGCATTAGCTTCATTTTCATGTTGATGACCTGTCTTGCCTGATTCTGGAGTTAATCTGTTTTGTGTATCTTGTTTGTAATGAACTAATTCATGTGCTAATGTTCTAAAAACATCAGCTTGATGACGATTAGCTACACTCAACTCAATACTTTTATTGTTTGGATCATACCCACCAAATGAACGTCTTGATTCTGCTGTTGTAGGATCGTATGACATCTTTAATGGAGGTAATGATTTTAATTTTAAGTATGTTTTACAATATCCAATAAATTCTTTCAACAATGGAAAATATTGTTCATACATTGTTTCACTAATTGGTTCTTCGTTATTATTGTATACACTACCATATGCATCAAAAAACTGTTGAGTTGTAATACCTGCAGGTAAGAATTTAGCTATTTGTTTTACATCACGAGAACGGATAGCGTCTCTAAAGTCTGTAGCTGATATATTTTCGAAGTTACCAGCATCAAATATTTCTACTTTTGGATTATCGGTTAATGAAGCAAAACGTGAACTTTCTTCTTTACCAAATGCAACTACAAAGTCACGATCTGGATTATTTTTAATTGATGATAATGTATAAGCTATTGGTGATCCTTCAGCTGTTTGTACTTGAACTTTAGGTCCTAATATATTAATATACAGTTCCCAAACTTTTAATGATTGTTCTAATGATACACCACCACGTTCTTTAGGTGAAATGGCAATAACCACCACAGAAATATCACTTCGATCAACTAGTTGTTTAACTACTTGGAAATGACCTTTATGTGGTGGTTTAAAGGCGCCAGGATAAATTGCTATCTTCATTAATTAATTATACAGTATAATATACTTATAAATATTAATTTCCTGTCTCTAGCTTAACTGATGTAGGTAATCGTTCAGTATATGGTGCAGCGTTTGGATTTTCGAGCTTATATATGTCTTGTATCTTAGTGAACATCTCAAAGTTTTTTTCGATATCGTCTACTATTTTGATTTGCCATCCTTTACCCTGCATCTGTCCTTCCTTACCTTCTTTATGTGTTTTAGCTTTTAACCAAATAATACCAGTACGAGTAATTGCTTCAGTATGAGTCTCGTTCCATGCTTGAGCATAAGCGGCGAGTTGTAAATCATATGATGTATGTAGCGAATTTGACGTTTTAATATCTAACAACCATAATTCGCCGTTTATTCTCACTATTAAATCGGCAGTACCTGCGTATTCATACTTGTCTGAGAATAGATGATATTCCTTTGATACTAATTCAGGTTTTACTTGATTCCAAAATTCAGAAAAACGTAAAATCATCTTCCATACGTCTAATTGATATTTAGCTGTTCCATATTGATCGATCCAAGTAATTTCTTGTCCGCCTAAAAAGTCTTCAATTGCATTATGTACTTGTGTTCCTTCGTGAGCTGCTTTTCTCATAATGATTTCACTATTATGACCAACATCTTTTAACCACGAGTGAAAAAAATTATTCTTGGGGAAGAAATTTAAAATTGAAGTAACTGATGGATAGTATTTATCGCTACGTCTATAGAAGCGACTATCTAAAATATTTACTTGTTTTGAATTTTCTGTGTATTCAACGATTCGTTTAATTTTTGGATCATTAATTACATTTGAGTTTTGCTCAATCATGCGATTTTTAGTTTTATACTCATTATCTTTTCAAACGTTAATGGGTATGTGTTTTCAATTATATTTAAGAAACTCTTAAATCCGATTTCATTTGCATCTTTACCATCCATCTCAACTAAATAAACTTCTTTACCGTAGTTCATTAATGTCTGACAGTGTTGTAATGCTTCACGTTGTGCGTCTTTATCTAAAGCAACGTATACTTTTTCTACATCTGAAGTCACTAATCGTTTCATTAGCGCCTCAGAGAGTACTTTACCAAATAAAGGAATAACATTTCGTTGTATTGTTAATGCATCAAACATACCTTCAACCAATACTATTGGAGCGTCCCAATTTATGAAATACTCTAATCCGATTATATTCTTATTTTGAACTGATGGATTCTTATACTTACGAGATGAGTCTGGATCAAATGAACGGGCAATAAAGTAATTTAATTGTCCATTAGCATCATAAGACGGAATAATAACTCGTCCGTTATATTCACCTTCAGTACAAAATCCTATATTATATTTTTTAATATGATTGTCTGATATGTCTCGTTTGTGTAAAAAATGTAATGCTTGTTTAGCATATATTTGATCCATCTTAGACAAGTTCGATACATAAGTTAACGGCTTAAACTCAGCAGGCAATACTATTTGATTATGAACTATTTCTTTGCGTTTACCAGGTACAACAATAACGTCTAGTTGTTCTACTTTAGAACGATCGACTTTCATTGCTTTAAATAATGAATGTATTGTTTTACCTTTAGTATTACAAACCCAACAATGCCATGGATTTTCTTTCTTCTCGTTAGTTAACGTATTAACTTCTAACTTAGTTTTATGATGATTACAGAACGGACAGTGAAACGAGTGATTACCGTTTGATGTAGGACGTGATTTGCCTAATACCGACTCCAATAAGTTGATCAAAACTAGATTTTCCATAACCATGAATATAGTAAGGAAAACTACTATATCAAATCTTTACGATAAAACTTACCTAATATATTATCATTGTATGAGTTAATTTCAAGCACGTCAAATTGAAACTGTGCTTTTAACTCAAGATACGTTAGGTGTTTTTTTGTTTTTGCTAGGTATATAATTTCACGAAGAAATTTGTCCTGGCCAAACTTTTTAATGTCTGAGATTAATTCTTTAGACGAACCATAATATGTTTTCCAATCAGACTCACACTGAATTACTTCATGAGTTGATTTTCTACCCCGAGTAACGGGCTGTTCAGCAAGCTGTTTTTTAGTCAGTTTGTGTTTTTTATTATGGTATAATGATTTTTTACCAACATATACTTTGTTAGTATCGATATGAGTGATTTTATAAATAAAACCAAACGTGTTTTCAGGAAACTGATCTATTGATTCGATCTGTTTTTTAAATAATAACCAATTAGGAGTCATAACGTATTAGGAAGGTCATGTCTGTTTCTGTTGAGATAGGAACAGGCTGACCAAATTTTGCAACCATTAATAATTCATTATCATCATTATATAATCCTAATGTTGTGGCATAAGGTTGGAAATCGGATCCGGTAGCAAAATTCTTTATTGAAGAATAAGCATCGGATCCGGTCTGACGTAATGATGGATTATAAGTTAAATTATATTCATTTTCTTTAATTTGAGCAGTAATATAGTTTTCGTACACTGTATGTTCATTAGTGAATGATAATTTAAAGTTATTTACGTTTATTACTGCTGGCATATGTTAATAAATATATTATATGAATATTTAATTGTTTAAGTACAAGTTCCACCTTGAGTAATAGTTACTCCACCCGATTGTGAAACTGTACCTTCTTGTGCACAAATATATATTTGTTCTGTATCTCCTATTGGTTCTCCGGTTACTACTTGTCCAAGACAAGTAGTGAAATCATATGTTCTTGCCTCACCACTAATATTTTCTAAATAATATTCATAACAGGTAATAGCAGTTACAGGAGGGGATGTTGGAGGAGTTGTTGGTGGTGTTGTTGGAGGTGTAGTTGGAGGAGTTGTAGGTGGAGTTGTTGGAGGGGTTGTTGGAGCTGGTGTTGTACAGCTTGATGGAGCAACAGAATTTAATGCTGTTCCTGGTGTTGAAGCGTTGTTAGTTGTTAAGTATTTAAGTGTACCTCCGCCATTAACTGTTACATATCTGTTAACAGTATAAGATGATGTAGATTGGTAAGCAACTCCATTTATAGGCTCGCAATTAACGTTTACATCATATACTAAGTAATAATATATTGGAATTGGTGCAGATGTTGGAGCTGTTGTTGGGGCAGTAGTTGGAGCTGTAGTTGGAGGGGTTGTTGGAGGTGTAGTTGGAGGTGTAGTTGGAGGGGTTGTTGGAGGTGTAGTTGGAGGTGTAGTTGGAGGGGTTGTTGGAGGTGTTGTTGGGGCTGTTGTTGGAGCAGTTGTTGGAGCAGTTGTTGGAGCTGGTGTTGTACAAGAAGCATTAGCTACTGAATTTAATGCTGTTCCTGGAGTTGAAGCGTTGTTGACTGTTAAGTATTTAAGTGTGCTATTGCCGTTTACAGTTACATATCTATCAACAGTATAAGATGACGTAGATTGATATGCTACTCCATTTATAGGTTGACAGTTTATATTAACATCATACACTAAATAGTAGTAAATTGGAAGTGGAGAGGATGTTGGAGCAGTTGTAGGTGCAGTAGTTGGAGCCGTAGTCGGAGCCGTTGTAGGTGCAGTAGTTGGAGCTGTTGTAGGTGCAGTAGTTGGGGCAGTTGTTGGAGCTGTGGTTGGAGCTGTTGTAGGTTGTGGTGTTGGAGCTGTGGTTGGAGCTGGTGTTGCACAGCTTGATGGGGATAATGAATTCAATGCTATTCCTGGAGTTGAAGCATTGTTAACGGTTAAGTATTTAAGTGTGCTATTACCGTTTACTGTAACATATCTATCAACTGTGTAAGATGTAGTTGATTGATAAGCAACTCCGTCTATAGGTTCGCAATTTACATTAACATCATATACCAAATAGTAATATACAGGAATTGGAGATGGGGTTGGGGAATTAGTAGGGGCAGTTGTTGGAGCTGTTGTAGGAGCCGTAGTCGGAGCCGTTGTTGGAGCTGTTGTAGGTGCCGTAGTAGGAGCAGGTGTTGCACATGAAGCTGGAGATACAGAGTTAAGTGCAATTCCACCAGTTGATGCATTATCTATTTCTATCCATTTAGTTACACCTCCACCATTTACAGTTACATATCTATCAACACTATATAATGATGTAGATTGGTAAGCAACTCCGTCTATAGGTTCGCAATTTACACTAACATCATACACTAAATAATAATAAATTGGTAATGGAGATGATGTTGGAGATGTTGTTGGAGATGTGGTTGGAGCAGTTGTAGGTGAAGTAGTTGGAGCAGTTGTAGGTGCTGTAGTAGGTTCTGGAGTAGGTGATGTAGTTGGAGCCGTAGTCGGAGCAGTTGTAGGTGCAGTAGTTGGAGCCGTAGTCGGAGCAGTTGTAGGTGCCGTAGTTGGGGCCGTAGTTGGAGCAGTTGTAGGTGCAGTAGTCGGAGCAGTTGTAGGTGCCGTTGTTGGAGCAGTTGTAGGTGCTGTTGTTGGAGCAGTTGTTGGAGCAGTTGTTGGAGCTGTAGTTGGAGCAGTTGTTGGAGCTGTAGTTGGTTGAGGAGTAGGTTGTGTTGTTGGCGCTGTTGTTGGGGCAGGTGTAGGAACATTACAATCTAATATACTTGAATAGAATGTTTTGATTGAACTATTACATCCATTTTTTAAGTTTACAATCTCTATATAATTAACATCATCTCCAGTAAATATATAATTTGTATTTCCTGAAGATAAAAAAGAAGCCGTTAAATTTTCAGCGTTACTACCATCTAATAAGGTCGCAAATATATTACCATTGTAGTATACATTAAATGGACCTGATAGGTTATTTTCGGTAAGAGTTACTCTGAAACGTTTCATTTATATTTTTAATAATTTAAACTAATTAAATAGGAGTTCCTCCTCCACCTCCAGCACAATCTTGAAGTAACACATTATTAACATAACCACCAGTTGTTACTTCTAATAATTTATACGAACCTGGTCCAGCAGTAAATGTATTTAATCCTGTTGTTGCCGCAACTGCATAATATCCATCTGTTCCCTGACTTACGAAAGCGTTTGTTAATGTATTTTCAGTATATAAAGTTCTATTTAAAAGTAAGTCAATAGTACTAGCTGTTGAGAATACTTGAGTACCTGTAAGTTGACCTGGGCTAAAACAGAAATCATAGTAATCTGGATTTCCTGATGAATCAGTATCAGTTTTAGATAAGTAGTTAGTTAAATAATAAGTATAAACTGTAACTGGTCTTGATGTTGGTTGAGGAGTAGGTTGAGGAGTAGGTTGAGGAGTAGGTTGTGGTGTTGGTTGAGGAGTAGGTTGTGTTGTTGGTGATGGTGTAGTTGCTCCTTCTGTACATTCTTCACAAACTCCAAATTCTTCACTAAGTGTTATATTTGGAGCAGATACTTGATACCCATCAACAGCTATTTTATAACATAACCCATTACTACCTTTGAATATAAGTCCAACAGTATAATTTGAATTATATGGAATAACTTGTGAAGCATTAGTTGTACTACATGCAGGATATGTTGCTCCTTCTGTTCTATATAAATTCCACACATGATATAATGATATAGGTTGTGGAGTAGGTTGTGGAGTAGGTTGTGGAGTAGGTTGTGGAGTAGGTTGTGGAGTAGGTTGAGGTGTTGGTTGTGGAGTAGGTTGTGTTGTTGGTTGAGGAGTAGAAGTAGGTTGAGGGGTAGGCTGTGGTGTTGGCTGAGATGTTGGTTGAGATGTTGGTTGTGGAGTAGGTTGTGTTGTTGGGGATGGTGTAGGGAATGGATATTCACATATAACTACACCAAAATTACAATTAGGTACTACATTTACCTTAATCTTACCATCATTACTCGTTAAAATATTATCAGCACAATTACTACCAGGTACAGCAGCATCAAATTTATAATTTGTTAAATATGTACCTACTGCTGTTGTAGTTATAGTTGCTACACCAGCATCGTTATCAGTAAATAATTCATCATCATAGTTAAAAAATGATAATGTAGTATAATCAATAGTATTTCCTCTAGCTGCCATTTGACCTGTTAAGTCAATTGTTTTAGGATCAGTACTATCAAATATTGTTACTTCTTTATATTGAGCTAATGGAGGTACAGGAAACATCAATTGATATTCCTGATTTGTAATTGTAGCTAAACCATGAGAATAAAATATATTACCAATATGAACGTTTGAATTCTTATAATCAATCAAGTTACCCATACCATCATCTTTAACATAATATGCTGATGAGGATAGTTCAAAATGATATGGTAATAATTGTTGTCCGTATACGTCTTGATTTATAGACAATACACGTATTCCATCCATTGCACCGGTTGGAAAATTTTTAATTAATCGTGGGTTATCGTTGTAATTAAAGTATGAGCTAGTAGCTCGTACTTGCGTCATTGCATCATTATATATAGATGACTCTAAGGATGATGTAGATAAACTAGAAGTAAATGATTGATAGAATAAGTGATTCATTTGAGAATACACTAATCGCTCATACTGTCGCTCAGTAACCGAATCATAATCAATATTAAAAGAACCAGTTACGTTGGTTCCTTTAAATATTACTATATTTTGATCGTTTTCCGGGTAAGGACAGTATTCGAAAACCCAATTTTTATTGGCTACATACGGAACGGATATTACATCCGATCGTTTTAATCTTTTAAATGAAGCCATTTATAATATTTTTAGTAGTCTAACTTAATTCTAATCAAAGATTCTTTAGTGAAGTCCTTAACTAATGGACGAGATAATTTAGCTACTGCTAATAACTCATTATTATCATTATACATACCCACTGTAGTGACATATGTTTGTGGATTGTCAATTAATGTAGTGTATAATAAACTACCACTATCATTTATAATTGATGGATTTGTTGTATAATTGAATTCGTTGTTTTTAACTCTAGTAAAGAAATAACGTGATGACACGGTTTCTTGTGATTGAAGCACAAATGACGAAGCACCTGATCCAGAAATAGCTCTATATAAAGCTTCTCTATTATTACCTGGTGAACCATTTGATTGACTAACTGGTAATACTATACCACCATTTGCTGTTGGATTAGATAATGCTCTTGGATTTAATATGATAGTACCTAAATCTGGAAATAATAAACCATAAGAACCAGAAACACCAGCTAATGAAGTAGCAGCAGTACCTGCTGAACCTGAAATTAAATTATAGTAGCGATTAGATCCAATAAAATTAGTAACTGAACCACTTACTACGCTATCGTCTGTTAATTCTAATACTCTAGATCCAGATAATTTTAATGTTAAAGAACCTGGTTTAATTGATTCTTTATAACGTGAACGAGCAATATTAACCGCAAAGAAGTCTTTAGATACAATACCACCAAAATTAAATGATGAATTTTCATCATTGTAAATTAAACTTCTATATTGACCGTAGTTAATACGAGTAGGTGTAATATCGGCTACTGATGTATTAATATCAGTTGAACCGCTACCGTCTAAGTGACCGTATTGAATAGAAAATTGTAGTGATGATGTAGCTGCAGTATCGAATACGTTTAAGAAATACGAACTAGTTACTACACTAGAAGTAAAGAATGTTGATAGAGTTGCGTTATCGGCAGTCCACATTCCTCTTACTACTGTTTCTGAACTGATTACTGAATCATCAGTATTATATCTAACAAATGACATATTATATGTTGTTTACTTTAATTATGTTTACTGGGATTGTAATTCTAGATCCTGAATCTCTACCAATAACAGTTATTGTTGTTGATAATTGAGTATTTGAAGTTCCAAACAATGTATTGATTGTAGTAGCAGTTAAAGTAAATGAAGTACCTAATACTGATTTACTTAATTTAGTACCTGTAGTTACGTTAGCATCAGTTGCTGGAGTGGCAGTTGTAACTCCTGTTCCTTCAAATGTTGACATTAATCTAATATCAGAAATAGTTGCTGTATATCCATTAGCTTCAAATGTTGAAGTAGCTCCTAAATAATTTAATGTTTGAGGAGTAATAGTAATTGTAGCACCTTGACGGATTGAAATAGTATTGTAGCCTAAAGAAATAACAGGTAACTTAGACGTACCACGAGGTAGAGTTACTAACTTGTAACGCATGATTTGAGCTTCATCAGGGAATGCTTCAAGCATAGGCATTGCTTCAATAGCTTCACCATAAAAAGCAGATCCAGATGGATGAGCAGGATTATATAAAGTATAATCGATCTCGTCATCAGCTAAAGCAAATTGAGTAATTTGAAACGAACCGTCGTTTCTAGCTAATAATTCGCGTCCTTTTTTTGTTAATATAGCATCTACGGTTACTGTAGTGTTATTTAGAATTGCCATAATTTATTCTGTTATTTTGGTATAAATATATATATTTAAAGGTTTTATTACGATATAATGTTAGGATCTAATTCTTTCAAAATATTACCAATATCGTCTTTAATCGAGCCAGATAAGTCAGTAGGTATAATATACATTTTATCAGATAATACACCCGGATCTTTAGAATTATCTATATAAATAGATGTTTCATCTGGTTTTCTTCTAAGTATAGCAAAGTTTTGGGCATTATTATATAATGTAGTATCGATTCCACTACTTAGTACTACTTTATAATTACCTGAAATAATTGAACTAGTAGCTACAGTATAGTATTTACTTCCTGGATTGTCAAAAGCACCAATACGAACTAAGTCTTGAGATTGGATTGAAACTAAATCTACTGGTGTAGTATAATCAATTCCATAAATTGAAGATGATATGAAGGTACTTTTAAATAAAAATTGATTAAATGAAGCACTATCAAATACTAGAGTATCGTTTGATACATTTGTTGTTGCTAAAGTAAATAATGATGAACTTTGTCCAATCGAACCAGTAGTAATATATTTAGTTAATGTAGTTACATTATCATATATTTCAAATATTGAATTTGAATCAATAGTAAATACTAAATAATTAGCAGCAAATGCTCCAACTTGTTGTATATGAAACGTACTCATATCTATCCAATATAATCTAAATCGTACATAAGTACCTTCAGTTAATGAGGCTGTTGTAGCTACATTTAAGTCAAATTTAACTAGCGACGCCATATCAAAATCAAACCAAATAGCACTTTCATTTCGATTATAAGCAATAGCTTCCCCATTAGATGTAAACGGATTACCAACTGGAGTTAATCTAGTGTGTGCGATATAAGTCCAAGAAGAATTATCTTCAGGAGTTGTTGATGATTCAACAATACCAACAATTCTAAACACACTAGGACCATCATCAGCATCATGACCTAAAAGTCCAAATCGTATACTACCACTTACTACATAATTAGAAGTACGTGGTACTTTATACATATAAACATTATTTATTGGAGCAAATGTATCAGGTGATATTTCATTATTATATAAATTTCCACTTCCAGTAGATGAGAATGTTAATAAATCAAACCCATATACTTTTCTATAGTCATCACCTACTCTGCCTGCAAAATCATAATTTCTTACACCTCCAGACCAAGTCATATTCATAGCTATAGGAGCAATCGATAATCCGGAAACTGATTCATATATCCAATTTGATGCTACTACTACTGTTGAAGCCATAGCTACTCCAGATTGAACATTCCCATTTTTATACCAAGTATATATGTTTAGATCAGAATCTGGAACTATCGATGGTGGAATAGCATCTGCATTTTGTGTTATATATTCATATCTATATGAAGCTGGAGTAGAGGCTTTAACACCTAAATTTACTTGATAAGATCCAATTGAAGATGTATATTCAAAATATAATGTTTCATTTAATTCACGATAAAGTATTGGATTATATGAATATCCACTTTCCCATACTACTTTTTCACCACTAAATGAGTTTTTATCTTTTGATGGATCACTCAATGATATAATTAAATTTTCACCTGCTTTAAATGTATTCTGTATTTCGAACCATTTTTTATTCTCTAGGTTTAATTCATTTAAGTCGCTATCTTTAGTAACTAAATATGTTAATTTAATATTCGACTTATCACGGAAATTTAAGTTCTTAGGATTTACTGATCTAACAGTTCCAAACTTAACATTATTACGATCAATAACTGCTGATTTACCAAATGATGTATCTCCAGTATAAGTTATAGAAGAGGTAGTATACGTATTATATTTCAAACTAGATAATCTAGTTCCATCATAACGTGAACGTTTATGACCTAATAATGATTCATTACTATCTTGTAATTCAACTGATGAAGTTAAAGTACCAATAATTTGAAGTGATGAATTGTATTTATCTTCTAATTTAACTCTATTAACTGATGTTCTATTTTCTGCTACATTATTTAAAGTAACATTAAATTCACTATGATTGAATTGATTTATATCAATCGAATGTGATGGAATCAAATATAGATTTGGGTTCGAACTTTCAAATACATCATTTATATTCGCATAAGATCCAGTATATTCACCAGTATAGAACGATGATTTATTACCTGCTACTTTATCATAGTGATAATCAGTATCTTCTGAAATTGATGGTGTGTTTAATGTTACTTTAAATAATGTAGCAGAAAATAGAACATCAG